AAAGAACTAGAAACTTATTATAACAATTACTTTGAATTATTCCTTACAGAGGGATGGAAGCAACTAGTAACTGACTTAGAGAATAACATTAAGTCATTCAATGTATCTTCTCTTAAAGACTCTGAAGAGTTATTCAAAGCACAAGGCAGCTTGAATGTACTATATAGTCTATCTAACTTAGAGAGTACAATCAAGAATGCTTTTGAAGAGATTACTAACAGCGATTCTCCTTTAGAGGAGGACGATTAAGGAGGTGGTCTGATCTCCTAGGTGCTCTGAAGGCTACGTAGTATAGAGCACCTTTGTATTAGCCTTCACCTTGGTAATAGGTAACCTCTTGGAAACACTTGGGGACTTGTGAGACTAAGAAGCCTATTTGTATACATTCCATAATAGCGTTAGCTACGGAGTAATTAATAATGACAGAATATAATGAAGAGCACAATAACGAAGAACTAAATGAAGAGTATGTTAACTTTGATGAGGAACCTGCTAACGAGCAGACAAGTCCTGTTGAAGATGAACTACCTGAAAAGTATCAAGGTAAAACACCAGCTGAATTAGCTAAGATGCACCAAGAAGCAGAAAAGATGATGGGGCGTCAAAGCTCTGAAGTAGGTGAATTACGTAAGATAGTAGATGACTTCGTTAAGGTACAACTCTCAACGCAACAACAGTCCCAACAACAAGAAAACTACGAAGCCTATGACGACGATGAAGAAGAACTAGACTTCTTTGAAGATCCTAACAAGGCGATTGATCGTGCTATACGTAAACATCCCAAAGTCAGAGAAGCTGAACAGATCACAGCACAGCTAAAACAACAAGAAGCTGTTGCACGTTTAAAGGCTGCTCATCCAGACTTTGCAGACATTGTTCAAGATACTAACTTCCAAGAGTGGGTTAAGAAGTCTAAGATCCGTACTCGTTTGTTACAAGAAGCAGATAGTAGTTATGATTTCGATTCTGCTGATGAGTTACTTACCACTTGGAAAGAACGTCAGAACATTGTAAAAGAAGCTGCAACCACTGAAACAGCAGCACGTAAGCAACAGGTCAAGCAAGCCTCAACAGGAGCTGCTAGAGGAACTGGTGAAGCTCAACAGCGTAAGGTCTATCGTAGAGCTGACATTATTAAACTTATGCAAACAGACCCTGATCGCTACATGGCATTAGCTGGAGAGATCCGCAAAGCCTATGCAGAAGGAAGGGTGCGCTAATAAAACTATACTATTAAGGAATATATACAATGGCAACTTTTTCTCCTAATACTGGTAATACAGTAACTAAAGCTAACGCAGGTCGTGAGTTTATCCCTGAGTTATGGTCTGATGAGATCATCGCAGCTTATAAGAACAACCTAGTACTCGCTAACCTAGTTAACAAAATGCCCATGACAGGTAAGAAAGGTGATACTATGCATATCCCTAAGCCTACTCGTGGTCAAGCAAACCGTAAAGACGCAGCTGATACTGTAACCATTCAACAGACTTCTAATGATGAAGTATTGGTTAACATTACTGAGCACTTCGAATACTCTCGTTTGATTGAAGATATCACTGAAGTACAAGCTATGGATTCACTTCGTCGTTTCTACACAGACGATGCAGGTTACCAGTTAGCTAAGCAAATGGATACTGACCTACATACTCTAGGTAAGAAACTAGGTAACGGTGATGGCACTTCTTATGTTCACAGTGCTTCTTACCAGTTCAACACTTCTACTGGTCGTGCAGAAACTTATGATGCTGATGGTACTGCTGACGTAGGTGAGTTCAACGATGCAGGATTCCGTGACTTGATCCAATTCCTAGATGACGCTGATGTCCCTATGGACGGTCGTAGCTTGGTTATTCCACCTAGCGCACGTAACACTATTATGGGCATTGACCGTTACCAGTCAAGTGACTTCGTAGACGGTCGTGGTGTTGTGAATGGTCAGATTGGTACTTTGTATGGCATCGATGTCTATGTATCAACTAACTGTCCTGTGATGGAAACAGGTGTTAAAGCTGGTCTGTTGATCCATCGTGATGCATTCGTACTAGCTGAGCAAATGGCTGTACGTTCACAGACTCAATACAAGCAAGAGTACTTGGCAACTCTGTTCACTTCTGACTGCTTGTATGGTCTACAGACTCTACGTCCAGAAGCTGGTGTTGTTATCGCTCTACCTGCTTAATAGAATTACAAG